CCCGCGATCATCCAGTGACTGCTGGATTCTCCGAGGGCTCTAAAGGGGACTCGGGCTCGCCCTCGATATCGTCGAGCGTCGCCACCCAATCCATGAACTCGAGCGTCGTCTTGCCCTGCCGCTTCACGGCGTGCCAGGCCAGCCAGACGAAATCGCGCGCGAAGATATCGCCACCGGACAGCGCCGTCGACGGCTTCTGGAAATGCTCCTCCCACGCGATCACGTCGACGAGCTCGGCCGTGATCGTCTCGGCCGTGCCGCCCTTCGGCTTGATCTTGAACTGAACCTGCATCCCTGCTCCCTCCGTTGCCGCTAGCGCGGCGTCAGGTTACGAGGTGGCCTTCGTCACGGTGCCCGAGATGGGCCACGTCACGTCGGCGGTATTGAGCTCGCCGACCGCGCCGTTCACGGGGCTCCACTCGGTGACGAGTGCCTGCATCGTGTAGGACGGGTTCGCGGTGCCGACGGAGGTGCCGTTCGGCTTGATGTTGATCTGCGCGGTCGAGCCGACGATCGGGTAGACGAGGCCCTCGATGGCGCTGTAGTCGTTGTGCATCGACAGCGTCACGGAGTTGTCCTGGAGGCCGCCGACGCGCGTGACGGCGCCCTGGCCGAACGCGGTCGTCTCGACCTCGGCGGCCGTCACGCTCAGGGTGACAGCGGCGACGTACGTGGAGACGTCCGTTCCGTTGATCGTGATCTTGGAATCGGTGAGGACGAGCTTGGCCAATGTGATCGTCCTCCTTTAGGACGTCGAGGTTGCGTCTTTCATAGTAGCGGACCCCTGAGCCGGAATCGGGATCAGCCTCGAACCTGCGCGACAAAACGGAAATCGACGGCGAGATACGTCGTGTCGTTCGCGTCGATCGTCTGGATGTTGCCGGCGCTCTCGACCAGGCTCGTATCGACCGTGCCGCCGAGCGTGCGATCCGCCTCGAGCGCCCACCGCACAGAGCCGCTGCCGAAGGAGAGATACGAGTCGAGGAGCGTCTCCGCGCTCCGCTCCGCCGCCCTGCCGACGATCACGGTGATGTCATAGTTATGCGTCACCATGCCATTCCCCATCGCGCCGTGATACTCGATCGACCGCAGGCTCGGGAAAGCCATCGGAACGTTGACCTGGTCGGGCTGGCGCGCATACGTCCGGAGCCCCGTGATAGCGCCGAGGCTCGACGCGATCGCCGTCTTGACCTGCGCGACCGTACTCACCGGACGTTTCGCATCTTCTTATACGGCATCACGAGCTGCTCGACGTCCGGGTCGAGGAAGCGCGACACGCGGACCGCGCCGAAATCACCGAAACCGGCGACACCGAGCGGCGAATCGTACCGCTTGAAGATCCGCGTCGACTGAATGATCGTCGCGACCTCGATCGCCTTCGGCACGCTCGGCCAGCCGAAGACGCCCGTCACGCGGACGAGTGCCTCGCCCTCGTCGGCGAACTGATTGCCCGTCGGAAAGACGTAGTCCTCGACGGCGCGAATGCGATCGTACGCCCACGGAATGCCGTCGAGGTTCCCATTCAGCGGCTCAAGCTGGTAGTCCGTAGCGGCCCACGTAACCCATACGCCGTCGCTTGCCGGGTTCGATTCGACGGTGATCGCGGTGCCGGCGAGGTCGTCGATCTGGCAGATCAGCGGGTCGGGCGTATTGAAGTAGCGCGTCACGGTTCCGGACTGATAGAAGTTCCGCATCGCGTACCCGTCGATCAGCCTGGATGCGGACTCGATGGCGCCCTCGAGGAGCGTATCGTCGACGCTGTCCGTGATCCTCAGCGCAGCCTTGACGTCCTGAAGCGTGGCATAGCCATTGGAGATCGCCATAGGGATAGTCTACAACGCGGTGGACAGGTTACTGCCGTGGAAGCGGTACCGCCACGTCACCTCGGGCACGCACGCGAAGACGGCATTCTGGTCGAGAGCGCGGAGCCAGAAATCCCAATCCTCGAAGCCGTGCGCCGCATCGTCGCGCCAGCCGAGCGCGGCGCAGAGATCAGCACGGATCATGCTCGTCGCCGGGATATAGTTGCCGCGCCTAAGCCGGTCCGCATCGAACGGCGCGTTCGGATTCCACCCGCCGCGACCCTCGACGTGGCAATACGTATAGATGATGTCCGCGTCGATTCTGGTCGCGAGCGTGGCGAGATGATTCGTCAGCATCACGTCATCGTCAGCGATCTGCGCGATCCACTCGGCGCCCGCCTCGAGTGCGGCCTCCGTCAGCGCGTTCAGACACCGCGCCGGCCCCTGCCGCTCATAGTCGAGATGGATGAGATGCGCGATCGGCTGGAGCGTCTGCGCGGCCACGGCCGCCATACACTCGGCGCGGAACTCGACCCGTTCCGGAAGGCTCGCCGTGACGACTGCAATCCTCGGCGTCATGCGACCCCGCGGAAGGCGTGCTTCATGTCAAGCCGCAACTGCAAGGCTTCGTTCCAGCGGTCCCATACGTCCGTGCTCAGAGAGAGTTCGTCATACTCGCGCGGCAGGCGGGGATCGCGATGCGTATTCGATCCGAGGACGCGAGCAGGCGAGCCTGCGACCTTGCAGAACGGCATCACGTCTTTGATGACGCTCGCATTCAACCCGATCATTGCCGACTCGCCAACGACGCACCAGGGGTGTGTGATCGCTCCCTGACCGAATGTCGCATCCTGATCGATGATCGTGAAGCCGCCGAGCGTGCTGCCCGTGCTCAGCGTGACGCGATCGCCGACCTGCGAGTCGTGCGAGATATGCGAATACGCCATCACGAGCGCGTCAGCTCCGACGCGCGTCTCGTCGACGATGCCGTGATGCACGGTGACGTACTCGCGCAGACACGCGCCGCGACCGATCACGATCCCGGCGTGCCTGACGGGCGCGTCGAGGCCGCTCGGATAGGAGCCGCGATGCTGCGGCGACCCGCCGATCATCGCGTGCGCGCCGATGTAGACGTCGTCTCCGATGCGGCACGGGCCGGTAATCACGGCGTACGGTTCGATCGTCACGTTCTCGCCGATATCGACGTTGCCGCGAATGATGACGGTGTCGTGAATCATGCCTGCTCGATGTCCTCCAGGGTTGCGATGACGCGATGCTCGAGCGTCATATCGTGATCGCCCGCGTTGATTCTGCGAGCCATGTCGGAGAGGCTGCGCTCGACAGGTGTCGGCGCCGCCTCGTCGGCGAGCTGGTCCCACGACGTATCTCCGCCGGAGCAGACGAGACGCATCGTGCGGCGCTGCTCCTCGGCATCTGTACGCGCCGTGAGCGTCGCTACGGCCCAATCCGTGTCGAGCCATACGTGAAGATGATGATCGCCGCGGTCGACGCTACGGACGCGCCACGGTGCGTCTCTGAGCGCGTGCAGGAGCGCGACGTCGTGAACCATCATGTCGTGAAGGATCGGCGCCGTCGACCGCGTGCCGACGGCGAAGCGTTCCGTCGTGACCTCGAGGATGTTCCCCCATGATGCGGATTCGGTCTGCATCTGGTGGAACGTCCAGGCGTGACGCATCGTGTAGTCGATCACGGCGACGCGCTTCTTACGCTGCGCCAGCGAATCGATGCGGCGCAGGTCGGCGAGGCTCGTCGCGCCCGGCTTCGCGATCATCACATTCGCATGACGCGCGAGCGCCATCATCGCCGCCTCGACCTGCGTCCCGATCGGCGACGCGATCACGACGAGCTGCGGCGTCGTGAAATCCAACGCATCCGAAAGTGTACGAAATGTATACAGATTCGCCGCTCGTGCGACCGCTCGCCGATCCGCATCGGGATCATGAACGCCGGCGACGAAGAAGCCCGGATGGTCGAGAAGGTTCCGCGTCAGGACGCCTCCCCAATACCCGAACCCGGTGACGAGCGTCCGGATCACCAGGACTGCTGGAGTCGCGTCGCGAGACTCCACTCCATATCGCGCGGCAACCCATTCACCGCCTGCGCCCAACGGTACTCGTACAGAGCGTGATTCGCGGCGTGCGTCTCGCGATTGCGCTCCGCCTTGACGGGATCGCTCGCAATCGTGCTCGAGTTGTCGTGATGCACAATCGCAGCCGACTGCACGAACGTCATGCCATGCACGCGGGCACGACGCTCCCAATCGACATCCTCCATGTAGGCAGGGTGAAAGCGTTCGCAGAAGAGGCCGACGCGCCTGATCGCGTTCGCGCTGATCCACGTACAGCACCACGGCGGAGCGCCCGCCTGGACGACGTCGGCCTCGTCCGTGTCCTGCGAGAAGATCGCTAAGGCATCCTCTCCGAAACAGGCGTCAGAGTTCAGGAGAAGCCACCCGCTCGCGTGCGGCGTCGCCTTGATGCCGAGGTTCCAACTAGTCGCGACGCCGAGATTCGACGGCATCTTCCACAGGAAGCGGCGCTTCGCGATCATCCGCATCTGGATTGTGTCAAGGTAGTGATCCGGCAGGCCGTTCCCGTTATCGATGACGATCAGCGTCTCGACCTCGTCAAGGCTTTCGATGGCGCGCTCGAGCAGGTCATACCGATTCAAGACCGGGATGATGACGACGTCGATCACGGCTGCCACGTCGCGAGACGCTGCATAATCGGCCGCCAATGCTTCGCGTAGACCGCGTCAGCCTCGTACGCCTTCGCGAAGTTGAGCGCCTCCTGACTCGTCGTGCCACGCTCCCGCGCGTACGCATCCTCGAGCGCCTGGACGATGTGATGAACGTGCGGCGTGAAGAACCACGAATCCTGATTCGGATCCCACAATGGCTGCCCATCGATCACCCATCCATCGCCGACGAGCTCGGGCTGCGCGCTGAACGCACTCACGATGACCGGCGTCCCGCACGCCTGCGCCTCGATGACGGGCACGCCGAAGCCCTCGCCGGCGCTCGTCGCGAGCAAAACGTCCGCGTCCGTGTAGAGCGCGGCGAGCGCCGTCTGCGGGATGTTCATCCGGTAGAGGTACTGATTCACGATGCGGACCTGCTCAGGCTTGATGCCACACGCGGCGACGAGGCGCTTCACGTCGACACCGCCGAGCGCCGCCGACTCGTCCGTATGCAAGTAGAGGATCGCGTCGGGACGGTTCTGCGCGAACACGCTGAACGCGAGGAGGTTCTCGCCCCAGCACTTCCGCGGCGGCGTCCGACCCTTATTCGCAGAGTTCATCATCACGACGAACGCATCGGGATCCTCAACACCCATGATGTCGCGGCCGCGGATCTTCTTCCCCTGCGCGTCTAGGAAGGTCGGCGTCGGCTTGAAGACGCTCGCGTCGAAAGCGTGCGGCGCATACTCGTGCTCGATCTTCTCCAGCTCCAGCATTCGCGAGCCGAACTGACTCATCGCGATCGGCAGGACGTTCGGCTTCTTCAACCATCGGATCACGTCCGGCGGTGCGGGCTGGTGATCGATCGGCACCCATGCGGCGATCTTCTCGATCTGATCGATGCTCGGATTCTTCAGCGCCCACACATCAAAGAGCGTGACGACGGCACTCGGCAGCGGCGACGCGCTCGACCAATGCTGCCAATGCGCGCAGAGAATGTCATCGCTGTACGGCGAGACGCCCGTCGGGTACAGCTTGACCCCGTTCCAATCCGTCTCCGAACCCTGGAGGCCGAAGTTGCACGCGACCGCGACCTCGTGCCCGTCACGCTTCAGACGGTCGACGACCTGCGCCGTCTGCACGCCGTAACCCGTAGCGGCGAAGGGAGCATTGCTCGCCCAGAGGACGCGCGTCGGCTGGATGCCAGGCTCGACGTGCTTCGCTTTCGCAGCCGCTCGACGCATCTGCCGATTCGACACATTCCCTCCCTAAAGACTAAGGGCCGCCGGTCCGAAGACCGACGGCCCATAGGCTACCACTCGGAGTCGCGTACTAGGACGCGGCGCCGACGAAGTACTTGACGTGGCTCGACTGCACGAGAGCCGAGTCGACGCGCATGGTCGCGCGCAGCGTAGTCAGGTCCGCGTTGAAGGCGAACTCGTCGCTGCGATCGATGCGGATCCCGCCCACGGTGCGGACGTAGAAGGACGGCAGGTGGCCGACCAGGACCGACTTGACCGCGGTGCCGGCGTTCGCCATGTGCGGGTTCTCGTACACCTCCTTCCCGAGCAGCAGGTCGCGGCGGTCGCCGCTAGCAGCCGGGTCGAAGATGTAGTTGCCGGCGGTGTCCTTGAGCTTCCGGACCGCGCCGATCGACGAACCGTTCATGAGCCAGCCCACGCCCGGGAGCAGGCGCGCCGCGCCGTCTAGGGAGTAGTACAGGTCGATGAGGTTGTCGGCGGTGAAGGCGCCGGAGACACCGGTGCCGCCGGTGATGCCCGAGCCGGCCGCGGAGACGATGCCCTGCGGCTGGACGGTGCCGGTGCCGTTCGTGAGGGCGGCCTGGACGTTGTAGCCGAGGCCGTTGCCGATCTGCTCCGACAGGAAGCCGAACAGGTCGACGCCGTTGTCCTCGATCAGCTCGCGGCTGACCTGGATGAGGAAGCCGTACTTGTACGCGCCGAGCGTCGTGAAGGCATTCAGGGTCGGATCGCTTTCCGACATCACGGCGCCCTGAGCGGTGACGGTGCTCGAGGACGAGTACGAGGACAGGCTCGGGATCTGGAGGTTCTCGCCGCCGGCCGTGTTCAGCACGGTCGAGACGTCGAGCATCGGACCCACGAGGCGGGCCTTGAGGAGGACCTCGTCGAAGAACGAAGTCGGCACGGGGCTGCCGGTAGAGCTGGTCAGCATGTCGCGCCGCTCGAAGTTGTACGACCGGATCTCGCCCTTCGCGAGAGCCCGGATCGCCTCCGCGTCGGAGTCGTCGCCCGCGGGCTCCTCGTCCGTGCGGATCTCAGCCGCGACCGCGTCGAGGCGCGCCGCGCGCTCCTCGTCGGCCTTCAGCTGCTCGATGATCTGCGCGCGCGAGTCGAGCTCGGCGGAGATCTTCTGGTACTTCTCCTCCTCGTCGCCGGTCAGGTCGCGCTTCTCAGCGGCCGCCGTGTCGAGCAGGTGCTTCGCCTCGTGCCACGCGGCCTGGCGAAGATCGTGCTGGCGCTTGATGTACTCGGACATCTGCGATCTCCCTTCGGAAATCAAGTTGGGGTTGACTGCCGGCCGCGGCTCCGCGAAACCGAAACACCCGACGCGGCTCCGCATCGGATACCAGAATCATAACCCCGCGAAATAGTGAAACGAGGATTAGCCGCGAAACGCTAGACGCGCGCCATTAGCACGTCGAGCTGCTTCTGCTTCATCGCCAACTTCGCGGCGACATCATCACGCTCGGCGCGCAGCTTCGTCACGGCCTGATCGAGCACGGCGGCGAGCTCGTCGTCGAGCGTCTCGCCCTTCTCGAGCGCCGTGATCGCCTCGTTCAGCTTCTCAGCCTCGAGGCCCGTAGCGTCGACGAGGCCGTCCAGGCTGCGGACGCTGGCAGCCGTTGCCTCGTATGCCGGGAAGCCCGTCACGATCGACACCTCGTGCAGACGAACCTCGCGCAGTTCGCGCTCCTGCCCGTCATCGCTCCACGAGTCGCCGCCCTTTGGGACGCTAAAGCCGAAGGACATCGAGTCGATGTCGCCGCGCTTGAGCAGGACTGCCATGTCGCGGCCATCCGTCGTGTCGGGCAGGTCTGCCTCGACCTCGAGGCCGCGCTGCGACTCCGACAGGCGGAGCGTTCCGGCGCGCTTCGAGGCGAGGACACGCGAAGTGTCGTGATTGACGAAGAGCTTGATCTCGTTACGCGAGCGCAGCGAACGCGCGAACGCGCCCGGCGCGATACGCTCGATGAACGGAAGCGGCTGGCTCGGCGAGTTGAACGCGGCCGCCAGGCCGACGAACGTCATACCGTTGCCCTCCGTCGCGTTCCGAATCTCGAACTCGTTGACCGTGACGCGACGCTGCTCGACCCCGTTCTCCATACGAAACAGGGTAGCACCGGGGCGCTCGCGAACGGAGATCCCCGGATACCATCGCCGATCCTGCTCCTCCTCCTCGGCGGCAATCTGGTCGCGCTTCCGATTGAACCATTCGATCGCCGGCTGCGGATCCAGCGGATCGATGCCCCAAAGGTAGAACGCGACGGCGCCGTTGCCCGGCCAGCCGTCCGCGTCCGCGTCAGAGTTCTGCGGCGCGTCAAGATCCACGAGATGCCGAGCCGCCCAGGCGGCAACGCGCACGACCTTGTCCTCTGACACCTCGCCGGCCGCCATCAGGCGAGCCTCGCGGATCGTGCGCTCGACGAGGCCGTCGCCACCATAGCCTTCGGCGCGCAACTCGAGGCCGCGCGCGGCAGCGTCGCGGATGTATTGCGGCAGCGTGAGGTCGACCTGGCGATCCTCGCCGCGCGTCGACTTCGGATGATCCTCCGGCAGGAGATCATTATCCGTCACATAGTTCGCATCCTCGGGCGCGCCCGTGCGGAGCAAATACAAGAAAGCATTCACGCGAGCCATCGCCCACGCTCCACGCGACACGCCGGGGCGGTGACTCGTCGAGTACGCGCCAGCGCCGCGACGATACACGGCGGCGAGCTGGCCGAACGTCGTCCGCGTCCAATCCGGCCGGTCCTCCTCGAGCATCCGCTCGTTATGGTCCGTCGCCTTATTGCGAAGCGCCGTCTCCGTTCGCGCACTCAACTCGATATCGCCGCCTGGACCACTCGCCGACCCGGGCTCATTCTCGTCCGAACCTTCGATCTGATCCTCGGCGGGCGCCGGCGTTGACTGCGGATTGACCTGCCGCTCGACCATCTCCGGCAGTTCTGCCGGATCGACGGCGTCAGGCGTCAGCGTCGTGATGCCGATCCGCGCGTACTCGGCGCGAATGTCCTCGTCGTTCTCGATCGCTAGTTCGATGTTGTAAACGTCGAGGAGATCCTTCACCGTCTCCGACTTGAAAGCGAGCGAATCCGCATCCGCGTTCGGCTTCATAAAGAGCTGGTCCCAATCAACGTCCGCCGCCTCGAGTTCGGCGATAGTCATCGCGCGATCATCCTCGATGCGAGCCGTGACGATGATGACCTCGCCCTCGTACTCGTCGACGAACTCCACGACGTTCGCGATCGGATCACCATCAAAGGTCAGAAGCGTGCCGTCGATGTCGACGATGATCGCGGGCGGGCCGTCGAGGTTGCGCTCGCCGCCGGGCTCCATGCCCTCGGCAATGCTGACCGCGACCATCTGATCGATCGCCGCCTGCTTCGTCTCGTGGCAACCGATCACCTCGCCGTCGTCCTTGATCGTCGCCCACCCGTCGCAGTCCGGGCTCGTGTCCGTAATGAAATACGGCATCGGCTAATCCTGTCGGATGACTGCGACCTGGACAGCGGTCCCGCCAGCGAGAGCCGCAATCGACTCGCCAGCGTCCATCGTGAGCTGAATCGTCTGACCCGCACGAAGCCGGTACGCCGACCCGTTCGCGCCGAACCACACTTCGTGCTGACCGTTGAAGTCCTCGGACCAGACGAGATCGAAGAAGACCTTCGTCTCCTGATTGCCACCATTCACGAATCGCATCGCGTACGTGCTGGACCCCTTCAGCGTGTAGATCTTCTCCGAATCCGCAGAACCAGACACCTTGTGCGCGGACGTGACGAGTTCCGTCGCGACGACAGTGCCCCCCGTCACGCTCGTCGCCGAGTCGAGCACGGCCTGAGCCGTCGTCGGCGATTGGCGATTCAAGTTGTAAGACGCGATCGGAGTCCCAGCCGACGTGACCGTTCCGCCCTCGATCAGAGTCGCCGTCACCTCGGCGCCCGTCGAGACGATCTGGTAGGAGATGAACTGAACACCGCCAGGCGGCGTGACCATTGAGAAACTCGCCGTGCCGCCGGATGCGATCGTGAAGACCCGCGACATCTCAAACGCGAGGCCGGCGCGAGAGTAACCGCCATCGACCGGGTCCGGCTCGAGGTTCTGGATCGTGACGCGCTGCGCGTCCGTGCTCGGCGCGAGGATCTGCGCGAGCGCCGTGCCGAGCGTGTAGACCGTCTGGCTGATAGCCACTATGCGTCACCGTCGACCGGGTAGGCCGCCTTCGGATTCTCGGGATCGATCTGACTGATCGGCTGGAG